AGATTTCACGGGATAAAAGACAGACAACGGTTTCGGCGCTCGTTCCACCCAAAAACGGGCGCGTCATTCATTCTCATTTTTTAAGCATCATGTTAATTAAAAACCCGAAAGGCCGCATTGTCGACGTTACCGAGGAAATGGGGGAGTATTTGCTCGCGGAAAGGCCGAAAAAAACCATTGACGGCCGGATAATCAAGAATAAAGACGGCGACGCCGTGATCGTCCAGAAAGGCGCGCATGAAAAGGGATATACCAAGCCGACCGACGCCGAGATCAAGCGATATGAACAGCAAAGCGCCGAGGGCAAGGCGGGAGACGCGAAAGTCGCGGCCGACGTTGCCGGGAAGAAAGCGGACAAGGAACAAGAGAAAGCGGACAAGGTAAATAAGGAAGCCGAGGCCGCCAAGAAAGCGGCAGACGAGGCCGCCAAGAAAGCGGGAGGCGGCGCGGGCGCTCCGACGCCGGACAATTAAAATTGCACTGGCCTATTGTTTCGGTACAGAATAGAGGTGATTATCTCGCCTCTTTTTTGTCTCTATGGCTTTAACTTATGTGACCGTCGCCGAGCTCCGTAACGCGACGAATAACGACGCGCTCTTTAACGAGGCCGACGAGAAACTCGAGAGCCTCCTCGAGCGGGCGGAGAAATATATCGACTCGATCGCCGGGTACTGGGAACGCCACACCGCGACGCAAACGCGCCTTTTTCCACGTGTCGAGGACGTCAACACCGCCGGAGCGACCTTTATTCACGAACTCGTCAAAGAGGCAACGATCGCGCAAGCGGAATTTGTCTATTTACAGACGCCGGACGCCGAGCACGGAGTCAAGGCGGACGACCCGAAAAAGCAATTCGTGATCTACTCGCCGCGAGCAAAAGCGATTCTCCGCGGCGGCGGCCTCACGCGCCGGACGGGACTCATGAATCTTGCCGGGCGCGGCGCGTATGATCCCGACCGTCTTTAACGGCAATTAAAAATGGCCTTTCGCCTCGACTCGTCGGAATGGGAAAGCGGCCTTGATCGGTACGCGGACGAGGTCGAGCGCGCGATCCGGGCGGGCGTCGTTGCCGCTGGCGACGCCCTCCTCCGTGACGCGACGGATATTGTTCCTTTTCAAAAAGGATTTTCAGGCGGTTTGGCGTCCACGGCGAGCAAAGGCGAGGTTAAAAGCGGCATGAGTGAAATCGAGATCGAAGTCGGTTTTAATAAGGAATACGCGGCGCGCTTGCATGAGGACTTGTCGCTCAATATTTCGCAAGCGAACACCTCACGCGGACAACGGCGTCAACAAAAATACCTTGAAAAACCAATGAAAGAGAACGGCGAAAAATATGTTACACTCGTTGGCGAGGTTATTCGCTCTCGCACACAATGATTGAAGACGTCGCGCTTTACTTGGCAGAAAATACGGATCTTATTATCGGCAAGACGCTTTTTAAAGGCAATATGCCGGACACGCCCGTCGATTGTGTCGCGCTCTTTGACACGGGCGGAGCGGCGCCTTATCAAGAAATACCCGTCGACAATCCGACGATTCAAATTCTTTGTCGCGGCACGTCCGCGAACTATATTAAGGCGAGCGAACGCGCCGCCGAAATTTTTTCCTTGCTGAACCGTAAATTTGCTATTACTATTGGTAGCAAAGACGCCATGTTTGCGCGAGCCGTGAACTCGCCGCAATGCCTCGGCCTCGACGACAAGAACGCTTGGCTATTCTCGACAAATTTTCTCTTTCGGATCCGGACAACATGAGCGACGACACCACGCCAACGGAGAGCAAGAAAAAGCCGCTTTTTGCGATCGTCAAAGCCGACGCGCCGACGGATTTTGTTAAATGGGAGGGAATCAGGATTTCAAAAACCGAGCGCGTCGAGGTCGCGCCGGAACTTAAAAAACAAGCGACGCTCGCGCCGCTCCTCGATTTCTCCGATTAATTTTTTCTCTCAATTATGGCCTCCGATATTGCAAATTTTCGCATTGGCTCCGCCGACATCACGTTAAACGCGGTCGCTATCGGCCATACCAAGGGCGGCGTCGAGATCACCGTCACGCCCGCCATTCATGAAAAGAAAGTCGATCAGTACGGAGAGAGTCCCGTCGGCGTGACCGTCCTCGGGCATCGAATCGAAATCAAATGCTTTTTTGCGGAGAGCGATCTCACGCATATTAACAAAGCAATCGCCGGGTCGACCTTGACCACGGGCGCGACAAAGAACGAGGTCGGGATCGGAAAGGACGCCGGGCAAGCATTGACGGGTGTCCCGCTTCTCATACACCCGCGCGATATGGCCGCCGTGACGGATCTCGACTGGAATTTTGCCTCCGTCGTGCCGATCGGCGCGCCGACTTTCGCCTTTAAAACCGACGAGGATCGCGTTTACGAGGTGCTCTTTCTGGCGCTCCTCGTGCCGGGAGGAACCGACGGCGAAAAGATCGTCCATATCGGAACGAGCAATTAACCCCATGCAATTATGAAATCATCAACGCCCGGAAATGACGAGGCACTCGACGCCGCGCTCCCATTGGAGCGCGTCGTCGGCAATTATGCCGTGCAGAAATTGACGCTCGGCGCTTATTTCGGCCTCCTCCGCCGCCTTGAATCCGTCCCGCGCGACGCGCTCCAAGTGCTCGCCGAGGCTTGGAATGATACAAGCCCGGACTCCTCGGCCGCGGACAATAACGCCCGCGTCGCCGACGTCATGCTCAAATTGATCTCACGCATGCCCGACGAGCTCATGAATATTATTGTGATCTCTTGCCGTCTGAAAACCGCCTCGCTCTCCTCGCGGCCGTTTTCGAAATCCGAACTCGAGAACGATCGCGACCTCGGCCTCGACGGGCTCGTCGAGCTCCTCGTCACGATATGGGAAATTAACGACCTGACGACGGTTTTCGAAAGCATAAAAAAAAAGCTTCCGGAGACGGCGCGAAACTATCTCGGAACGCTGGCGAAAATTGGCTCCATGAACTTATCGACGCCCTCGGCTCCCGTTACGGTTGGTCAAAGCGCCAAATCTTAGAGGAGCTTTATGTCGCCGAACTCCCGTTTCTCATGCGCGCTCTCCGGGAGCGGAGCGAAGAGGAACACCGTCAACGCCTCATCGAACTTTCGACCGCGGCGCTTGTTCCCTATATGGAAGACCGCGCCCGCGCCTCGTATTTTGCGAGACTTGAAAACGCCTCGGCCTTACCTCATAATCCTACCATGGAAGAACAGCGCGCGGAGAACGAACGAGCGCGAGACTTTCTCGCTTCCTTATCTTATTAACTCATGGCCTTTGACGCGGGAGCAGTAATCGGCAAAATGAAAATGGATCTCGCGGAGTTTAAGAAGAATATCAAGAGCGGGGTCGACGATATGAAAGCGGGCGGAAAGGATATGGAGAAAGGCGTCGACGGCGTTAATAAAAAGGTCAATGAATCCGGGTCAATGCTCGGGAAATGGGGAAAGCTGATCGGCGGCGTCTTTGCCGTCGGCGCGGTTGTCTCCGGGATCCGCAACGTCACGCAAGCGTATAAAGAGGCGGAGCTCGCCTCGACCCGGCTCGAGACGATCGGAAAGAATGTTTCGCACTTACGCGACGACGAGATCCAAGCATTGAAAGATCAGGCCGACGCCATGCAAAAACTCGGCGTCATCGAAGGCGACGCCGTGATCCACGGGCAAAGTCAACTCGCTTCCTTTGCCATGACAAAGGATCAGATCGAAATGTTGACGCCACGCATGCTCGATTTAGCGGTCGCCAATAAGGGCGTCGACGCGACACAACAGGACCTGCAAGACACCGCGAACAAACTCGGCGTCGCCATTGCAACGGGTATGATCTCGCCGCTCAAGCAATCGGGAATCGTCATGAGCGAGGCACAAACGGCCGCTTGGGAGCTTGGGAGTCAAACCGAGCGCGTCGCGCTTATGGCGGAGATCCTCGACGGGAATTACAAAGGGGTAAACGAGGCAATGGCACAAACCAACGAGGGAATCGAGAAACAGGCCTTGAACGCTTGGGGCGACTTAAAAGAAATGATCGGCGGCGCGATCATTCCCGTTATCTCTTATCTCGTCGTCGGGATCAAAGATGTAATCGACTGGCTGATCGGCCTCGGCTCGAGTACCAACGAGCAAACGAAAGTCATGCGCGAGGCCTTTAGCGCCGCTTGGAATTGGATCTCGGATAATGTGCTCCCGGTTATCGACAATCTCTTTAAGACGATTAAGTTTTGGATCGACGCCTTTCTTTGGGTATGGGAGGAGAACCTTTTCGGGATCCGTGATATTGCGGTCAATGTTTGGAACCTGATTTTTACCACGATCAAGACACAACTCGAGATCATTGCGGCGGCGATCCGCGTCGTGCTCGCCGTGCTCCGCGGCGACTGGAAAGGTGCTTGGGATAATATTCTTTTGATCGGCAAGCTCGCTTGGGAGCAAATCAAATTCGCCGTCTCGCTCCTTTTCGACGGGCTCAAGGCGATTTTCAACGCGGGCGGCGAGCTCCTCGGCAAAGCTTGGGACGGCGCTTTACAGGGAATGGCGAATGTCACCTCCTCCGTTTGGGAAACGATCAAAAACACGATCAAGGCCTCGATCAACTGGATTATCGAAAAAATCAATTGGGCGATCAAGCAAGCGAACAAGATCGCCGGGAAAGTGCCGGGAACGCCGAAGCTCCCGGAAATTGCCATGCTTGCCGAGGGCGGGATCGTCACGCGGCCGACGCTTGCTATGATCGGCGAGGGCGGCGAGAGCGAGGCCGTGATTCCTCTTTCGAAACTCGGTAAAATGACGGCGGGCTCCGGGCAAGTGTTCAACTTTTACGGAGATGTTTTCTCCGAGGCGGGCGCTAAGAAAATGCTCGAGCAAGCTTTCGCCGCCATGCGGCCGAACCTCCGATAATGGCTCAAAATCTCTTGATTACCAAAAACGGCGCGAGCGAGGTTCAGGCATTGACCGGGACTTTTTCGATCACTAAGGAGCTCGATCATCGTTCCTTTTCTTGCTCGTTTCAGACAATGGACGCGCTCGCCGAAAACGACGAGATCGTCGTCACCAACGCCGCGGCCGAGGTGCTCTTTGCCGGGATTATTGAAAAGGTCGCGATCGACGGCCGGAATAACCTCGCGATCCGGAGTGCTTTCTCCTCCGGCTATAAGCGCCTATTTGACCGGAAACAAGTCGTCGAGCGCTACACGAACACGCTCGCCGGGGATATTGTGAAAGACATAATCGCCAACTGGACGGAGGGTTTTACCGAGGGAACGATCGAGGACGGCGCGACGATCGTCTCGGCGCCGATCAACTATAAAACGCCCTCCGACGCGATCTCGGCGCTCGCGAGCAAGATCGGCTTTATCTGGTATATCGACAACGCCCGCGCCGTGCATTTCAAATTAAGGACGCGCGACACGGCGCCCGAGACGATTACCGACACAAGCGCCAATTTTAAGGATCTCCGCCTTATGCCGGAGGTTTCCGAGCTTGCAAACTCTGTGATCGTGCGCGGCGGATCCTTTCTCTCGACAACGCAAACAAAGAGCTTTGTCGGCAATGGTGAGACGACGGCCTTCCTCCTCCCGGAAAAGCCGAAAGATGTTTCCGTCACCGTCGGCGGCGTCCCGAAAACGCTCGGGATCAAATTCGGCGAGCTCACGCCGACGACCGATTTCGTCGTCTCTTACGAGGAGAAATATATTGAAAACGGGACGCATGCCGTCCTCGGCGCTGGCGTCGTCCTTGACGTCATGTATAAATACGACGTCCCGATCCGGCTCCGCGTGAGGGACTCGGCCTCAATCGCGGCAATGGCCGCGCTCTTTCCCGGTACGGATGGGATCTTTGAAAAGCTGATCGAGGACGACACGCTCGATTCTCGCGAGCTTGCGACGTCACTCGCCGAGGAGCACTTGCGATTATTCGCCAATGCGACGATCAAAGGCTCATTCTCGACGGAAAATGCGGGCTTTGAGCCCGGCCAAGTCTTAACGATCGCGGCGCGCGGCGTGAACACGTCCGCCGTGATCGAGGCCGTGAGCATGGAATCGCTCGCAAACGGCTTTTTCGAGTATCAAATCAGCTTTGCGACCGTGCTTTTCGATTTCGAGGATTTCTTGCGCTCGCTTATGACGCGCGGAAAACTCAAGCTCGACGACTCCGAACTCGTCGAGCTCATCGAATTGCTCGAGGACACCTTGACGCTCTCCGAAACGGTCACGCTCTCCGTCGACGCGAACCGCGTCACGGACACGCTCGCACTCACGGAGAG